CTTGATGATATAGATGAGGATACAAGAAAAAAAATACCTTTGGATAATATACAACAACTTTCACTTGGTAGATTTTTAATAGGTGAGTTGATTATAGATGAACAATTTATTAATATAGATGGAAAATTAGATCATTGGAATACAGATAATCATAATTGTAAGCTAAGATTCAATAAAGAAATATTTTCTACATTTAGAAAAGTTGTAGATATACGTATCACTGATGATTGGTTTCCTAATGAACTTATAGAGTTTGTGACAGAGAATAAAAAACGACAGTGGAAACCTAGTCAGCTACCTAATAATGTATGGAATAGTAATTGGCCATGGGCTCCTGTATTTGTTGATATAAATGAGAACAAAGTCAGAGAAGAGCTTGATGACTTAGATAGATATTTTGTACCCCATAGAGACAAAGATAGAAGTGGTGGTTATGGACATGAAGGTTGGTATGGTATAACATTACATGGTATAGGTCATTCTAAAACACAAAATTATGAACAGTACGGTTATAAAACACAAGAGGATGCTGATTATCATTGGACTAGTATTTGTAATCGTTGTCCCTATATAGTTCGTTTGATTAAATCACTTCCATTTACTAAATTTGATAGAGTAAGAATAATGAGACTATCACCAGGTGGTTATATTATGCCACATAAGGATGGTGAAGGTAGAATTTTTGGTCCTTTGAATATAGCTTTAACACAACCTAAAGGCTGTGACTTTGTATTTGAAGATAGAGGCATTGTACCGTTTAAACCAGGTAGAGGTTTTATGTTGGATTTAGGTAGAAGACATAGTGTTGTAAATTGGTCAGAAGAATATAGATATCATATAATAGTACATGGTACACCTTCAGGTGATATAGGATCTGTAATGACAAAGTCTTTGGAACAATTATGAGATTAGCTTTTTGTATAACTGATGAAACAACTCATAAAGAGTTGAATGATTATATGGTTGATTATACAACCTACTATGCACATAGAATGAATCAAGTTCTAGGAGGTAAAGCTAGCATAATCCATACAGCATCTATTAATGAAGGTCTAAAATATCATAGTAGTAACTATGACTATATTTTGTTTATGGCTGCAGGTTGTAGAATATATCTTGATAATATAATTGAAGACATACTTAATGTAATAAAAAAGAATGAGGATTTTCTTTGTGCAGCACATATATTAGATTGGTCTAATAAAGATGAGTGGTATGAATTACATAATCAGTTTGTATTAGTTAATATTAGTACATGGAAAGATATTAATAGTCCTAGGTTTGGTAATTGGACAACTAAAAGAGAAAGAATTCCTGTTATAGAACGTAGTGTTGAAAACTTCCATGATGACTACACACCATTGTGGATAAAAGATAGTGGTAAAAAGAAGACACAAAATTTTGGACATCCTGGTTGGAAGTTTATTATTGAAGGTCTAAAGTATGGCTGTGATATTATTAATTGGGATAGAGAGATAAGATCTAAAAGAACATACTACTATCCTGACACTGATTCAGATTTGTTTTGGAATTGTATTAAAAATAAATCAATGGATCCAAAAATAACAAACCATAATCAAAACCAATTCCTACAATTTTTAAAACACGGTGTGCAAGATCAAATATGGTTATTCAACAGTGAAGAGATTGGTCTTAGAAATAATCAACAGTATGATGTAGTAGCTCTACCAGCAAGTGGATTCAAATACTTGGATGTGTTTAAATCTAATATGCTTAATGAAAACGGTAAGTTAATTATATATGACTTTAACCCTAAAGCATTAGAATGGATAAAGAAGATACATCAATCTAATAGTTTTAATATTGAGCAGATAGCTAGTACATTTAAATGGCAAAGAAACTTTAAACAAGTTAAAGGTTATGGTTATCAAAAAACATTACAATATTTTGAAGACGAGCATAAGTTTAATAATTATTTACAAAAATTTAGAGAATCAGATGTAACATTTGCAGAAGTAGATTTGATACAAAAACCTGAGCCATTAATAAATGAATTACAAGGTAAAAGTTTTATCCACGTATCAAATATATTTTCTACTGATTGGTTAATTGCAACATTTGGTTTGAAGTTTGCTGAGGAAAGATATAAATGGTTCTTAAATACTGTTGGTGATAATGTTACTGTATCTGGTGTATCACCAATAAGTTAAGCGTATGCACCTGTCTTAGTTTCAGACTCCCATTGATCTCTCAACTTAATAAATCCATCTATATGATCGTCTCTCTTTTCAACAAATACTTGAGGCTCATCAGACTCTACAGCAATAATAGTTACTAATTGACTTACCGGTATATCAAACATCTCTTCAAACATAACTGCATAAGCAGACTCTTGTTGAAAGTAATTAGATATCCATTCACGTTTCTTTCTTTTTGATGCTGTCTTAAAATCTATAATAGAAACTTTACCATCATATAAACCAACTAAATCAACTCTGCCAGCTACTCTAAGATACTTACTGTATAGTGGTACTTCTAATCCATATACCTCTTGTAGTCTTGTATCTAATACAGGTTTAATTTGTTTAAATAGAAAGTGATTAATAGGTTCTATAGCACCATAATCTAGCTCTACATTGTTTAAATAGTCTTCACATAGCTTATGAACTTTAGTACCTCTTCTGGCAGCCATGCTAGCTATCTTATTAGCTTCAGCTTCACCAACCTTTTCTCTCCATGCTTTAATACCAGCACGTGCAGCAATACCGGTAACAGTTGTTACAGAAGGATACTTCTCACCTTCTGGTGTTACGTAATGTCTTTTACCATTTATATTTTCAGTTTTAAGTTCATTAAACTCAAGATCATTTTTATGAGGAAACATTAGAAGTCAGAATTCTTATTCATAGTATTTTTATCACTACTATGTTTTTTCTTAATGTTTCTAAGTATGTCTCTAAAGCTATCATCAGGCTTACGTAAGCCATCAGTACCGGATACTATTCCAGGCATTTCTAATACTTGTGTAAGCTCAGGATGATCTTTCAAATACTTTTCTCTATCGTCCATCTTCATCATTTCTTCATGGACTTCACCAGTGTCATTATTTCTAAAGCAATATGTAGGCATATTATAATCCCAATTCTGGGAACGCTTTAGCTACAACGCTTTTGCTTACTCCTTTAATCTCTCTATCCTTCATCTGCAACATTAGTTCTGCATCTGCTGGTTCAATAGATTCTAAGATTTGTACAAACAATTGCTCACGTCTCATTTGTTTTGCATTAGGTTGTACAGGATTGCCATCCATGGCAATGAAATAACCAAAGTTTTTTATCTCATCAATAAATCTACCCTCACTATCAGTATCCGGATCCAAAGGTTTATATGGAGGTACTCCAGGAGGTATTAACCAGGTTATTTTAGGATTGTATGCTAACATGAATATACCATGAAGATGTTGTTTGGTAGCTTCTGGCAAAGCCTGTAAGGCTTCTACTTTCAAGGTAACATTTTTAGTTTTTCTAGCTGCTGTTAAGGCCTCAGCCATACCCATTGTGTTTCCACTCATTTTTAAAACTCGCTTATATCTTCCATTAAATGTTTCAGTTTATGTTTAATAAAATAGTTAAACATTTTATCTCTACCTTTATCAGGTACTTCATACTTATTTATGACTTTTTCTTGAATGTCTTTTGGGATGTATTCAAGATCAATAAGCATCCTATTTCTAATCCATCCACGCTTTATTTCTTCATCATCAATACTGTTCTGTACTAAAGATATATCATCACCTTCAAGATTGTCTAAGTATTTAGCTCGTAATGGTTTCTGTCTTACACCATTAACAAAACATGCATCTGGTGAAATAAAGTTAGGAATACCATCACCTCTATCACCTTTAGCAATATGCTCTATCAGATATCTCTTAGGATTTTTATCTCTAAGCCATCTCTTATGTACTGGATCATATTGTTTTACTTTGGGATATTTATGTAATTGAATAAAGTCTTTATCACCAGACAATATTAATGTTGCCTCACCCTGGTTAAGTTTAACCAACGTAGCAATAACATCATCTGCTTCAGCAGTCTCTATTCTTATAACTTTATATGGAAAGAACTCTTCTATCTCATCTCTTACCTTATTAAGTGTATTGAATACAGTTGACCAATCTACTGTAGATTCATCTCTATACTTCTTACGATTAGCTTTATAGTATGGAAAGCGTTCACGTCTCCAGAAGTTTTTATCATCACAGCATATAACTAATTCACCAAACTTGTCTCCAAATTTAGTTCTATTTGATCTTAGTGTATTAAGTATCATATGTCTAAATAGATTCTCATCTAATTCAACATTCTTATTACCTCCAACTTGTATCATTAAGTTAGAGATCATCACTTGGTTTAAGTCTACCAATATCATATCATTCTCCTTATCTAATATATTATATTATATCTAACACCGCACGAAGTCAACATAAAAAAAAGTTAAATTAACTGTTGCCCGAACTTCAAAATGGTAGTAAAATATACATATATTAAACGAAAGGATTAGTTAAATGATACAAGATTTATTAAGATGGACAGCAGACAATTATGATAAAGTAGATTGTGAAATTGCTGGTGCGGCTTTAGGTTGTATGTTTGAAAAGAAATTTATTAGTGATAATAATGAAATAGAACCTGAGTGTGAGAATAATGAAGGTTGGGATTTTCAAAGAAGATCAACAAAAGAAACTGTTGAGATGAAAACAACATGGGGTTTACAAAAGAATACAGTGAGGATTAATCTTACAAATAAAGTTTGGAAAAATATGAAAGGTCAAATATTTACAAGTTTTGATTATTTGTTAGTTTATGAAAATGTTAGTCAAAGATATTTTGTAATTAGTAAAGATAAAATTAAAAATTTTGATTTAGATATTTGTGTAATGGGAAAGAATGGAGGTCAAAAAGTTGAACTAAGATGGAGTGGTTCATATGGGAATTATGATAGTATAAAAGTTCAAAATACATTAGCAATAATGGATTGTGAAGTGACAAATAAGAAGTATAAAGATTGGTACAAATAAAAATAATTAATTTAACTGTTGACATAAGTCAAAATATGGGGATAATAATCTCTGTAGATATTGAAAAAGGAGAAAGTAAATAATGGCACATCAAGTAGAAACAATGGCATACGCGGGCGAGACACCATGGCACGGATTGGGTACAAGAGTATCAAATTATCTTACTGTGGATGAGATGTTAAACGTATCAGGTTTAGATTGGAAAGTGAGAGCAATTCCAGTAGTTGGTAAAGCTGATGGTATTGAAATAAAATCAGACCACAAAATGTTGATCAGAGAGTCTGATAATAAACAGCTTACTATGATTACTGATAAATGGAATCCAGTACAGAACCATGAAGCATTTGACTTCTTTAGAGAATTTGTAGACGCTGGATCCATGGAGATGCATACTGCGGGATCACTTCAAGGTGGCAGATGGGTATGGGTGCTTGCTAAAGTTAAAGAATCATTTGAGTTATTTGGTGGAGATAAAGTAGACAGTTACTTATTATTCTCTAACCCACACATATATGGTCGTGGTGTTGAGATTAGATTTACTCCAACAAGAGTTGTTTGTAATAACACACTTAACTTATCTTTAGGTACAGCTACTGATAATAAAGTTAGATTAAACCATAGATCAACATTTGATCAAGATATGGTTAAAGAGGCTTTAGGTATTGCATCTGAGAAAATGACTAAGTATAAAGAAATGGCTCAGTTCTTAGGTTCTAAAACTTATAAAACTGAGAACGTAGCTGAGTATATGAAAAGTGTATTCCCAGGTTATAGTAGAAAAGATATTGCTCAACCAGAAACACTTACTGAAGCTCAGGTTGCTTCTTTAGGATTATCAAGAAATGCAAAGGGTGCATTAGATATCTTAGAAACACAGCCTGGTGCAAACTATGCTCCTGGTACTTGGTGGAATGCTTATAATGCATGTACTTATATGACAGATCATGTTATAGGTAAGACTCAAGAATCTAGATTAACTTCAGCTTGGTATGGCTTAAACAAAAGTGTTAAAGTTAAAGCATTAGAAAAAGCTGTTGAATATGCTGAAGCAGCATAAATAATTATATGCGCTTATTAACAACATTACTTTTAGTACTTACATTGTCCGGTTGTTTTCTTTCAACCGGCTTTGTGGTATTGGCACAAGAAGTAGAATCTGCTCCTAAAATAGAACAACCAATGGAGAGACCATATGGCCAGGTATTTCAAATGATGAAACCTATGTCATGTAATGATACTAAAGTAATAAAAGATTATATCAAAGGCAGTGCAAATGAAGATCCATTAGCTTATGGAATTAATTATAACTATATGGGTTTTCCTAACCTATTAACAACGTTGTATATTAATCCTCAAATGCAAACATTCAGTATAGTAGAGCATACATCAAATGGATTATCCTGTATATTAGGTCAAGGAGTAGCATTCCAAGTGCTTGATGAGTCCTTATTAGTACCTAAACCATTCTAATAAATAATCACATATAATAACTAAAGGAGAATATTATGTGGGAACATTATTGCAAAGTAGAAAAATCATTAATGAAAATTGGTGATGGTGAGGAATGTAACTGGTGTGGTTTAACTGAATCAACAGATCCTGTACGCTTAGGTGATACAAAACAATTACTAATAGATGAGAATGATACAGAAGGAACATTAATACAAGAATGATAGTACAATTAACAGATCAAGCTAGAGAATATCTTTCTAGTGTACAGCCTAAAGATGGCCATATAACATTAACTGTTGATGGAGGAGGTTGTGCTGGGTTTACTTATAAGTGGGGTACCACAGATGAATCTAAACCTGAAGGATGGATTGGGGTAGAAGATATATTACTTGTTGACCCAATCTGTGAAATGTATATAATAGGTAGTACTATAGATTATAATAAATCAATTGAAGGCTCAATGTTAACTATAAAAAACCCAATGGCAACAGCTAGTTGTGGGTGTGGAGAAAGTTTTGGAGTATGAAACTATTAAAAATTGATTGGAAGGGTAAGATTGGTTATGGTGATGTTGTTTCTCCAATCTGTTATGCTCATTCAATGGCTCAAAAAAATTGTTGTGATGTAGAACTTATATTTCATTGGCCTGATAAAAAAGGTACAAAATATAAGAAAGATGATCCAGAAAGTTTACATGATAGAACAAGACAGCTTGCGCAGATGGTCAAACCAATTGATTATCATCAAGTAAAAATAAATCATAAATTTGAATCTAAACTAAAATACAATCATAGTAATTATGATGATAGTGATATGTTTCATAATTTTTGGTATGCTGCTCAAAAGAATACAGATACCAGCAAGCCATACATTGCAATGAACACTACTGCTAACCATCAACAAACATTAGAAGACTATGGTGGTAAATCCAAGACATGGAAAGATCCCGTTGGGTTAGTTAAATGGCATGCGCTAGAAGATCAGATTACAAAAGAGTGGGGTATGGAAGTTAAGCATGTTGATTATTCCACACCAATAAAGGATGCTGTAGACATATATAAAAAGTGCTTTATGGCTATTGGTTATCATGGTTCTACAATGTGGTTAGCTAGGTACCTAAGATGCCCTATGCTTATCTACTCTGGTAAAAAAGTAACAGCTAAATCTTTTCAATGGGCCATAGTAGAAAATAAATTAGAAATAAAGAATCTTATTAGTAAGAATCCATTAGAATTAAGAAATAAATCATTAGATAGATTAGGTGAATTAAATGTCCAATTTGAACAATATCTCAATATCCCAAACCTACATAGGTTACGAGGAAAGAGAACATGAAGCATATGAAGTATGCAAATATACTATAAAGAGATTTGATAGCAATCTAATTAATGTTATAAAATTAAGATCTCAAGATATACCAGAGTATGAAAGAAACTGGGGTGAGCCTCAGTCGACTGATTTTACATTTACTAGATTCTGGGTACCCTACTTATCTAAGTTTAAAGGATATAGTATCTTTGTTGATTGTGATTTTCTTTTCTTAGATGATGTACAGAAACTAACTGAATATATTAATCCAGATTTGGCTGTTAGTGTAGTACAACATCCTTCATATACACCCCATACAGAAATAAAAATGGATGGTGTTGCGCAGCATAGATCATATAGAAAAAACTGGGCATCATTAATGGTGTTTAATAATGAACACCCTTCTAATAAAATACTAACACCAGATTATCTCAACAACCATAAACCTGGTATAGACTTTCACCACTTTAAATGGTTAAAAGATGAAGAGATAGGCTCGATACCTTTAGAATGGAATTGCTTAGATGGTTATTATGACTTAAAGTATCCAAAAGCTATACATTATACAGATGGTGGGCCGTGGTTTGATGATTACAAAGAAACACAGTATTCATCTTTATGGTCAATAGTTAAAATTGGAATGGATCGAGATGAATAAAATAACATTTAGTATGACATATTATGGTCAAATAGAACGCTTACAATATCAACTTGATTTTTTTAGTGAACAAGATCAAGAAATAAAAGATAATATAATATTACAATTTATTAATGATGGATACAATGATGCAGGATTGTTTGAAACTGTTTGTCAGTCTTATCCTGATTTAAATGTAAAGGCATATAGTGCAACTAAAGATGTAGGTTTCAATAACCATGGTTGTAGAAACTTAATGATGCTTGAGAGTGAAACAAATTGGAATATGTTAATGGATATTGATGTTTTACTAAACAATAAACTCCTGGATGTCATGATGACTGCAAAGCTAAATGAAAATATGTTTTATTGCTTTCAAGTTAAATTTGATCACCCAGATAATCCAGAGGACTATGATAACTTAGATATAGATCCCAAAAAAATATTAAAGTATAAAGCACATCCTAATACATGGCTAATGAACAAACCTTGTTTTTGGACTAGTGGTGGTTATGATGTTGAGTTTACTGGAATGAGGCATGGTGATGCTGAGTTCTTTATATCATTAGATAAAGAAAAATATGACTATGAATTATTTCATCCGGACATAGAAGATAAACTTTCTATCCATGTAAGAAAACCAAACAGAAACCGCAGTTATCTAAACCAAGCAACTGAACACGTCAAAACTCTAAACAGAACTGTTGACTTTGTCAAGAAAAGAAACGAAGATAGTTACAGAAAGCATAAAAAGAGATTGGTGACGTTTCCATGGAAAAAGATAGCTTAAAAGCAAAATTATTAAAAAGTTTATTAAGTATTGTAATAGGTCTAATTGGTATAGGTGTTGTTTTATATTATGATTTAGATGAGACTAAAGGTGATTATCATTTACCTGAAAATTATTGTCTTGCAGAAGCTATATACTTCGAAGCCGGTAACCAACCTTTAATGGGTAAGATAGCAGTTGCTAATGTTATTCTTAATAGAGTACAAAGTAGCATATACCCTAACACAGTATGTGGTGTTGTTCATGATGGACCTGTTAGAGAGTCATGGAAAAAAGATGGTACATACTATCCTATAAGACATAAATGTCAATTTAGTTATTGGTGTGATGGTCGTTCTGATCAACCTCAATTAGGATCTCTTACTTGGAAAGACAGTAGCAAGGTCGCCAATTGGGCTTTGCTATATCTTCCATCAGCATTAATTAAACCTATTGAAGGTGCAACCCACTATCATGCAACATATGTAAATCCCAATTGGGCAGGAGCTATGCAAAAGGTAGTACAAATAGAGGATCATATATTTTACAAATGACAGATATTAAAAATAATATAAGAACACCAAGCCAATTTGTAGCTGAAGTAGAAAAGATAGTAAAAGAAAAAAATATGAACTATCTTGATGCATGTTTAGATTATGCTCGAAGTGCAAATGTAGAAATAGAAACAATAGCAAGTTTAATTAAGGGTAGCCAAGTACTTAAAGGTAAGATACAAGCAGATGCTGAAGATCAAAGATTGCTAAAGCAGAGCAGTGCTAAATTACCAATATGATTTGGAAAAAGGTACCATATCATGGGCAAGATGGTACAGTAGCTGAAGTTCATGTAAATGCAAATGAAACACTTATTAAAAAAAGATATAGTGTTGATGGACTTACTGTTTCTGGTAAGAAATCTAAACATACACCCTCAGAAATAAATGATTGCTTCAAAAGAGAAATATATTGGACAGAACATTTACAAGGTAAATGGGTACCATCTATAGTAGATATAGATGAGACAAACCAAATAATAATACAAGATTATTATGGTCGTGATCTTTTAACTAATTATCAGGCTGGTACACTTCTTAAAGATGTACCAGATATAGTAGATCAAGTAATAGAAATGTTTAAATTTTTTAAACAACATAATGTATACAAATATAATAATTCATTAAGCAATATGGCTGTTAATGGTAAACAACTTGTAGCATTTGATTTTAAATGGGCAAGGAAAAGACCTGAAGGAAGAAAAGAGGAGTTGTTTAGTTATACAGAATGGATGTCAAAAATAGATAGTAAGCTACCTGCAATATTGGTGAAGCTAGCATGACAGCATGGAGTTTTTGCCCAACACAAATACAGCACGCACTTACAAAAATTAATTTAAAGAATAAAGGTGACCAGAATGATCTAAACATCTATAGAAAACTTTGGTTAGATTGGACTAAAGATTTTAGTGGTAGTGAAAAATATGAACAATGGGCTATATGTAATGGAATACATGATGCATTAATCCAGCAGATAGCTTATCGAGCTAAGACTGTTAAAACATTTTATATATTTAAAACTGATTATAAATTTTATCCTGTAATATTAGAACCATATAATTTTATAGAAATAGATGAAGAGTCAATTGAAACTATATTACCTAACAGTTATGTAATTGTAAGCCAACCTAATCATGAGGGTGGAATTACACCATGGTTTGAAAAGTTAGTTATACATTGTAAAAAAGTTAAGACACAGATATTTCTTGACTGTGCATTCTTTGGTACAACATTAGATAAGATTAATGTCTATGATGATGTTTATGATTGTGTATCTTTTAGTCTTAGTAAAAGTTTTATGTTGGGTGGTTTTAGAGCAGGTATTGTCTTTGGAAATAATTTAAGTAAGACGTTGACTATACCTATAGATTACTGGTATAATTATAGTTATTATAATTCATGTGCAGTACAATTAGCAAAGATTATAATGAATAATTTTAGTGCAACATATATCACTGAAGTAGCTAAACCAATACAAGAAAAATATTGTATAGATGTTGGTTTACAACCTTGTGATGTATGGATGATGGGTATAAATGAACAAGGTGAAAGAATAAATTTAGTTGATAAGTTACAACCTCTCATACA